TAGTTGGATCAACAACCATAGAAACCTATGGTGATGCCATACAAAAGACCATTGGTGGAAATATTACAGAGATAATCAAAGGTGACAAGCTTATTGCAACTTCAGGCAAGACAACACATTTGGCAGGAACATCTATGGAAGTTGGCGCTGGTACAGATATGACATTAGCAGGTAAATCAACAGTGACAGTCAATTCTATAGGTCCAACCACAGTCAAAGGTTCAAGAGTGGATTTAAACCCATGATAAAAATATTAGGTATCATATCATGAGCGGAACTAGAACTGCCATAGCTGTCGCAGCGACTGCTGCTGTAGCCGCTCTTGCTTTACGAGAATTGAGGGCAGCAAATACTTCACCTGGAGCTACACCAAATTGTGCTGCTGGTCCCTTAGCTGAGGTGTCTCGACAATTATCTCAAGTTTCATCCGCACTTAACAATGCTGTACAATCATTGGCCTCATTACCTAGTCAAATTGAAAGTCAAGTTAATGCGGCAATCAACAGTGCTCTTAGTACTGCAATTGGTCCAGTGCGAACACAAGCAAATGCAATCGCTAATGAATTAAATCAGCTTTTACAAGTTTTAAATGATCCAGCTAGATTTCTAGCACAGTGGATCAATATGCAAACATTATTTCCAAATTTGGATCTTCGTTCATTAGTTAATCGTCTATTATCAGGTCTTGGTGTATGCGCCGCTTCTAATTCGCCACCACCTTCTACTGGTACTGCTACTGCTGGACCTCCGCCGGCCCAACAATCAACACCACCAAATCCGGCAACATCACCTAATTTTGCAGTTTCTGCACAAACAGTAAGACGAGAACCTCTTCCACCGATTCCAGGTAGTAATGTAGAGCCTGGTATTGAAGAAATTAGACGTATTAATAGTTTAGCAATTGAAAATAATCGACTTGAAATTGCGCGTAGTTTTAGTATTGAAGCAGATGAAATAGCTAGATTGACTGCCGAAATTGATAGAAATCAAAGAGAAATTACAACACTTCAATCTGGTGGGTCTATTACTCCATAAATATACCGTAAACGGAGAGGTTTCATGGCAGGTGCAATTAAAACTCCTGTGTTTAAGGATTTTGACCTAAACATGAAGGTCCATCCTATCACAGGTAAGCTAATAATTAGAAAAAATTCCGAATCTGTCAAACAGGCCATAAGAAACCTTGTATTGACTGATAAAGGTGAGAGACCCTTTCGACCATTATTTGGTTCTGATATTCGCTCAAGGTTATTTGATTTATATGATCCGGCAACAGAATCTAATATAACAGCTGATGTAACTTTAGCAATAGAAAATTATGAAGAACGCGCATTATTATTAGGTGTTGGGGTTGCTGGTGATCCTGATAATAATAATCTAAGGGTTAATATAACTTTTCGTACTATAAGCTCTGAAATTCCTAATACTCTTACCCTATCTCTGGAGGCCATACGCTAATGGCTACAAATAATGCGCTAACTGTAACAGGTCTTGATTTTGATACAATAAGATTAAACCTGCGTAATTTTTTAGCAGGCAAGCCTGATTTTGCAGATTTTGATTTTGAAGATTCTGCCATAGGCACACTAATCGATTTGCTAGCATATAACACATATTATAATGCATTTTATGCAAATATGGCTGCCAATGAAGGATTTTTAGATACAGCGCAGATTTATGAAAACGTAGCATCTCGCGCGAAGATGTTAGGTTATCTACCAACTTCAGCACGCGGCCCAACAGCAAATGTTTTGATTAATTTTAGTGTTCTTGCCAATTCTACCTTTAGAACTATATCAATTAACAAAGATACTCAATTTAGAAGTACTGTCAACGGGGTATCTTATACATTCGTCACACCTCAAACATATGCAATATATGCAAATTCATCAAATCGCTTTAGTGGTTATATAAACATCACCGAAGGAACACCTCTAACTCATCGGTTTCTATTTTCAGCATCTAATACATCATTTGTATTACCAAATGCAAATACTGATACATCAAGCATAACTGTTGCAGTCACTACAGCAGGAAATACGCAGACATATACTGTCGCTAATGATCTGAATACTGTCAATGCAATATCTAAGGTATTTTTCATAGAACCAGATCGTGATAAGCTGTATAAGATTAGCTTTGGTGATGGTATAATGGGCGTTAAGCCATCGTTTAATAGCACGGTATCGGTATCTTATCGAGTATGTAATGGTATTCGCGCTAATGGTGCGAATAATTTTACTGCTATTGGAACTGTTGGTGGCCAAAGTAGTTTTACACTCAGAACAATGAGTCGCGCTAATGACGGTGCGGAACCCGAATCTATCGATTCAATTCGTTTCAATGCTCCTCGTTTGTATGAAACCCAAAATCGCGCGGTTACGAGAGAAGATTATCGTCGCTTAATTTTACGCGATAATCCTGATCTTGGTGCTGTGAATGTATGGGGTGGTGAAGAAAATGATCCACCAATTTACGGTAAAGTATATGCGGCCGTCAAACCAAAAGTTGGTACTCTAATCTCTACAAATCGTAAAGAACAGATTAAAGCTGGAATCAGACAATATAATGTACAGTCGATTGACCTAGAATTGGTTGATCCGACATATCTTTATGTGGTACCAACATTAACTGTCAGATATGATCCTACTCAAACAACATTGGCTGCTTCTGAAGTTGTCGCAGCTATTGCAAATAAAATTGTAAGCTATGAATCAACAAATCTTAATAGATTTGATGGCAGATTTAGATTTTCTAGATTCTTGGATTTTATAGATTCAGCCGATGCTTCAATCGCATCAAGCACAGGTAAGATTCAAGTACAGAAGAAATTTAAACCTTCCACCACAGCACAAAACACATATACTATAACTTTTAATCGAGCATTATTTCATCCTAGTGCAGGGTATGTGTCAGCAGTATCATCTACATCATTTACGTTAGAAGGACAGACATGCTTTTTTGATGATGATGGATATGGTAACCTTAGAGTATATTATGTTTCTCAAGGTTCTAAGAATTTTGTGCGAACTTCAATTGGTACTGTAGATTATGTAAATGGTATTATTAAAATCAATTCATTTTTACCGACAGCTATTGGTAATGATGGTGAAATTGATTTGCGCGTTGAGATTGAAGAATATAATGTATCACCTGTGCGTAATCAGATTCTTCTAATTGCTGGTTCCAAAATAACTCTGATCAATGATAATACTGGAGCCATCGATGCAAGACTTGAAACAGTATCTACCTTAGGTAATACAACAAGTCTTAATTCATCATCAATCGCACAGCTGACAGCTTACTGATATGAGCATTTCTGGCGCCGAAGAAACTTTTAAAAAGATTTCTCCTCTTATTGAATCGCAGTTTCCTGCATTCATAAGAGAGGATGGCCCAAGATTCGTATCATTCCTAAAAGCTTATTATGAATATTTGGAGCAAACTGGAAAAGCTGGAAATGCTACCAGAAGCTTAGTAGATTATCAAGATATTGACCGTACATTAGATTCTTTTGTTCAATATTTTCAGCGCGAATTTATGCTGAATATACCACAGAATGTGTTAGCGGACAAAAGACTTCTTGTAAAGCATATTAGAGATTTTTATCGAACAAGAGGTTCAGAATTTTCATATAAATTTTTATTTCAAGCATTATTCAACAAAGATATTGAAATTATATACCCTGGTGATTATATTCTTAGAGCCTCAGATGGCCGTTGGGTAAAAGAAACTATAGTTCGAGTAGGTTCTCCATTTAGTGCTAATCCTACCGTATTTGATGGACAGATTATTACAGGACAAATATCTGGTGCGATTGCGCGTGTTCAAAAAGTTTCGCAGGTTACAATATTAGGTCAAGAACTATATGAATTTTTGGTTGAAGATGTCACTGGTAGATTTGGGGATGGTGAAATTGTTACAAATCCGCTAGGTGATACGGCCACTGTATCATCTCAATTTGGTAGTGTTGTTGATATAGAACAGATTGATAATCCTGGTGCATTTCACGCGGCAGGTGATAATGTCATCATAACATCGGCCGGAGCGATTGCTTCAGCCAGAGTTACGTCAACAAATGATATTGGTCCAATTTCTTTTAGAATTAATAGAGGTGGTAGCGGCTATCGATTAGGCCAAAGCATCATAAGTTTAACCGGAGGATCAGGCACAGGGGCGGCTGCAACTGTTACGTCTCTTTCAAATACTACATTTGTAAGTTTAAATACTGATGTTATATCACCATTGCGTAATGTTGTGCTTAATACTGGATCAACCTTTGTATCTCTTGGTACTAATACTGCTTCTGTATCTGCAAATTTGGCAACTGCTAATATAAGTTCGGTAATAGGTGCAAAATTAAAATTTGCTAATTCAATTGCCGGTTCAATTAATGCTATATCTGTATCAAGCGTAGGTGTGAATTATACTTCTGAATTACCAACCGTTACAGTTAGAGATCAAGTTGTATTTGAATTAGGACTTCCTGGCCAAAATGGTAGATTTGAAGGAGATGATGCAGTAATCATTGCTATTCGTGCGCCAGGTGCTATAACGGGTCTTGATATAATATCATCTGATCCATCATTTGACAATTTAACAACTGCATCAGTGATAAATTCTCGTGGAACAACTTCAACTACTGATTCATATACAGACAATGCTGGTAGAACAAGATTTACAATACGTAATGAGACTTATAATGCAACAATTAAGCCTGAAGTTTCAGCTGTTATTACTTTACCAGGTCGCTATATCGATACCAAAGGTTTCTTGAGTTGGAATATGCGACTTCAGGATAATGATTTTTATCAAGAATATTCTTATTTGATAAGAATAACAGAGATTGTTGACAAATATAGAGATGTTGTAAAGAGAGTATTACATCCTGCCGGTTCAAAGATGTTTGGTGCTTATGTATTTACAGCTTCTAATATGAATCATATTGATCATTCAATAACAGGTATAGAATCTACTAAAAAACCTGTCACTCTTGATGTAAGCAAAGCTGCCGTTAATACTTCTGTGAATTTTTCTGTGGCCGCGCAGGAAAGTCAACCTACTGGAATTGCATTTAGTCCATCAGGTAAAAAGATGTATATTATTGGGCAAAACGGCGATAAGGTATATCAATATAATTTGACAACCCCATTTAATGCATCAACGGCTTCATATTCATCAAAAAACATCTCAATAGCTAATACAACAACATCTGGTCCAGGTGATTTAAATTCAACTGATGTTAAATTCCATCCTGAAGGTACACAGATGTACATAGTTGGTACATCTAATGATACAATATATCAATATTCACTCTCAACTGCTTGGGATATATCCACCGCCACTTATTCAAAGAGTAAAAGTGTTTCTGCACAAGATACTGCACCACAATCCTTTGAATTTGGTGATGATGGCTCTAAACTGTATATGTTAGGTTCAACAAATGATAGAATATTTCAATATACATTAACAACTCCGTGGGATGTATCAACTGCATCATATGCATCTAAGTTCTTATCAGTATCTTCACAAGAGACAAGTCCTTTAGGTATGGCATTTAGTTTTGATGGAACCAAAGTATTAGTTGTAGGTTCTGGTAATGATACTGTATATCAATATAATTTGACTACAGCTTGGGATATCTCAACCGGTTCTTATTCTGGTAAGAATTTGAATATATCATCCCAAGAAAGTGTACCACATGGCCTAGCACTTAGCTTGGATGATAGCAAATTATTTGTGGTAGGCACCGGAACAGATACGGTTTATACCTACTTAAGGTCGACCTAAGTCTAATAAATAATTTGTCTATGGTGAGGACCTCATGACTAATCTAATAACCCCTTCATTTCGTATAAACACATCCGAGCAATTTAAGGAAGCTTTTTCTGAAGCTAGCCCTACTCGGATGTATATGTTTGTGGGTAGAATAACTCCATATTCAAATGATCAAGTTGCTACAGCAACATCAAATACACTTACGGCCACAACTTTTGATGTATATAAAGATATGGTCGCATTAAAACGTATAAACACAACTGATATCATATCCATTGCTCCCAGATATAACTGGACAACTGGCACAGTTTATATCCAATATGACGATTCAACAACTAATTTGTTTGATAAACAATTTTATGTTCTTACATCAGATAATAATGTATACAAATGCATTGATAACAATCGAGGGGCTGCATCTACTGTCGAGCCGACAGGCACAAGTACATCAATTATAACAACCTCTGACGGATATCGTTGGAAATTTCTGTATACAGTAACTACAGCTGATGCACAAAAATTTCTCACAACCACTTATATTCCAGTAAGAGAAGTTACAGCAAATAATGGTAGCGCACAATGGTCTGTGCAGCAAGCCGCGGCCAATGGTTCTATTGAACATATTGTAATTACATCAAATGGTGCTGGCTATATCAGTACATCAAATTCATTTTTATCTATCACTAGCTCTAGCATAGTTCAATTATCAAATAATGCACTTCAGGTTGATGGTGCTTACGTTGGTTCATCAATATACATTTCATCAGGATTGGGATCTGGTCAGCTACGTCGTATTATACGATATACTGGTACGGGTCGCACGGTCACTGTCAATTCTGCATTTTCTGTGACACCAAATACTACATCTAAGTATATAATTGCTCCTGCGGTAATAGTTAGCGGAGAAGGTGGAAGTCACACTGCTGTTCGAACAACAGCTTATGTTTCAAATTCTGTTGGCGGACAAATTAGAAAGATAACAATTTTAACTAATGGTAGAAATTATGGTTATGCTAATGTTAATATAATCGCAAATTCTACATATGGTTCTGGGGCCGCGGCCAGACCTGTAATATCTCCGCGTAACGGTCACGGTTCAAAAGCTAAAGATGAACTTAATGCCAAAGATGTCATGATGTCAATTTCTGTATCAGGTGGTGAATCAAATACATTTCCAACCAATAATGATTTCAGAACCATTGGTGTGATACGCGATCCAATACTTAGATCTGGTTCTGCTGCTAATTCATCGGTTATTGACCAATGTCATAGAATAGTTATTCAAAATGTTACAGGTGACTATACGGCCGATGAAATAGTAACTGGTGGAACTAGTGGTGTAAAAGGTAGAGTTGTTTATTTTGCAAATACAAATGCTGCTAGAACAAAAGGTATTCTTCGAGTAATTCGTGTCACCACGGATGGTATCGGTAGAGGGTTTTCTCAAACTGAAACATTGACAGCGGCATCTTCTGGTGTTACAGCTTCGGTTATCAATATAGTCAAGCCAGCTATCAGAGAATATACGGGTGATGTCTTATACATAGAAAACAATTTACCTGTATCAAGAAGAACCGATCAGGTTGAAGAATTTCGCTTCGTCGTGACGTTCTAAGGATAGGAAATACAGATGGCGTCTATTGCTAATACCGTCACGATTTCGACAAACCTTAATGTCGATCCGTATTATGATGATTTTGATGAATCAAAGAATTTTCATAGAATTTTATTTCGTCCTGGTCTAGCTGTTCAGGCGCGTGAACTTACTCAGGTTCAATCTATCTTACAAAATCAAATTGATAGATTTGCTGAGCATATCTTCAAAGAAGGTAGCGTTATTCGTGGGTGTCAAACTTTGCTTGATAAAAGCGTATTGTATATTAAGCTAAAAGACAGAGCATCAAATGGAACTACTACGGTCAATGTATATTCATTTTTAAATAAAACTATCACGGGTGTAACTTCAGGAGTATCTGCTAGCGTTATTAAAGTTAATGA